ATTGGAGATAATTCACGGAATTCGCGAATGATTAAACTTAGAGATTTCATGGACGTTTCTAAATGTAATGTTGAATATGTAGTGAAGGTTCATAGATATAGCGATAAGATTTTAAATGATTGTAAGGAAATATTAGATAATCCCCAAAATTTCCCATATGATATTGATGGATTAATTTTCACACCTGCTAAATTAGCCGTATATTCCTTCTATCCATCATTACCAGTTCCTATTACTCAAAATAATAGTTGGGAGCGATTATTTAAATGGAAACCAATGGAACAAAATACAATTGATTTCTTAGTGAAATTCGTGGGAGATATTAGAAGAGATGGAATAATTTATAAGAAAATTGGTTTATATGTTGGAGATAATCCTATTAGTTCTAATGAGATTAGTATTGAGGAAGGATTAAAATTAAGATATGATAGAAGATATAGTAAGAAACAATATGAATTACAGAAAGAAGGATACGTTCCGGTATTATTCCGTCCCAAGATGTATTATATTAATGATATGGAACATACTTATTTAAATTTCAATGAGAGAGGAGAAATAAGGGCGGAGAATAATGATAAGATTGATGATGAAACAATCGTAGAATTTAGATTTGATATGGATGAAAAAAGATGGTTGCCCATTAGAGTTCGTGAAGATAAGACGAAGATTTATAAGAAAGGTGTTTTCACGAAAACGGCGAATTCATTAGTAGTTGCTGTGAATATTTGGCGTTCTATTAATAATCCAATTTCTCGTGAGATGATTACGGGAGGAATTGAGATGAAAGAAGGTGAAGATTTAGAAGAGGCGAAGAAATTAGAGGCAGATGATATTTATTATTCTCGTTCTATTCCACGAAGAACACTACTTTCTTATAATATGATTACATTTCATAATATTGGAATTAATGATATGTTATTCACGAAGATTAAGAAAGGTGGAAGTGTATTAGAAATGGCTTGTGGTCAAGCGAGTGATTTACATCGTTGGCTAAGTAATGGATTAAGTTTCGTCTTAGGTGTTGATATAGTTAAGGATAATATTTATAATGCTAAAAATGGTGCTTATGCTCGTGTGGTTAGAGAATACGGAAGGTCGTTCAAACAACGGGGACAAGAGCAAGTGAAATTTCCGGATATAGCATTTGCTGTTGGTGATTGTACCTTAGATATTAGAAGCGGAGATGCTGGAATGGATGAAGAGAGTAAGAAGTTATTAAGGATGATTATGAAGAAAGATAGTAAGAAATATAATGAACATTATAAGAATGTTATTGGAAGAGGTGCTGATAAATTTGATGCTATAACATGTTTATTCGCAATTCATTATTTCTTCGAGAATAAGAAGAAATTGGAAGGTTTCTTAAATAATGTAAGTTCTAATTTGAAAGATGGAGGATTATTTATGGCTACATTTATGGATGGTGGAAGTGTTGAGAGGGTAATAGAAGAAGCTGGTGGAAAAATAGCGGAGGGGAGAAAGGTAGTAGATGAGGGTAATATTCCAATATGGGCGATTATTAAGAGATTTGATAATAATGATGAGTATTATAGTAGAAAGGTAGATATATTCATTGAGAATACACAGAGATTAATTCCGGAATATTTGGTAAATTATGAATTCTTAGTGAATAAAGCATTAGAATTTAATTTAGAAATTGTTGAAAGTGAATTATATTCGACGACATTTGAGAAATTTAAGGCAAATGTTAATAAAGATGAAGATAAACAGACATCAATTGATAAGATAATATTAGAATTGGATAAACAAGAAATACAAAAGAAATTCAGTTCTTTAAACAGATGGGTGATTTTTAAGAAAATTTAAGATTTCTTCTTGCTCTAACTCTTTCAAGTGCCGATAAATTATTATCTATTAACTGAGAATTTTTTAATATTTCTATATTTTTTTCATAATCCTTTATAAGAAGTTTTGCCCTAACTCTTTCAAGAGCTAATGAATTTTTAATATGTCTCTCTTCGTCTTTCAAAAGAAGTCTCTCTCTAACTCTTTCCAGAGCTGTTGATTTATTTTCTTGGTCTTTCAAAAGAAGTTTCGCCCTAACTCGTTCAAGTGCTGTTGAATTCATTTGGATGAATAAAAATAAAAGAAAATCATTTTTTTAATTCGAAAGGTTTGTTAAAGTCTTTTTGAATACTTCAATAATCTCATTAGGAATATTATAAATATAAGTTGTTGAAAAATGAAAAATTAATTTCATAATATTCTTAATATTATTTGAATGACATAAATAATTAAATACTTCTTGTTTTGTAATAATTGCCTTTGAATATGTATTAATTTGTTGATTTCTCAATTGTGCTAAATGAAATCTAAGAACTGGACTTAATGTTCTATCAATATCAAGATTTACCTTAAATCTATTATATTTAGGATAATAATTAGTTGTTGAAATATATAAATTATAAATTACTTCACTAATTGACGTGAATATCAAATTAATTTCATCTTGGATATTAATAGGGAATAGATGGGATGGATAAAATTCGCCAATATATTCCTGAATTGAATAATTAGGTTTTTGAAGCATATAGACATATAGAAGATTATAATAGATGTTATGATTATTTGAATGAACTTCGTCTAAATGTAATGTATGATTATTAGCAATTTTTAAAAGTTGATTATTTTTCTTAATAATAAATGAATTTTCATTAGTAGATACATATTGAATTGCTTCATCAACTGAATTAAATTTATGAGAATATTTAACTCCCAAATATTCAAGCGGTTTTGATGAAATATCTTCGTCAATTAATGATAAACGATTTTTAGTATTGATATGATATAAACATTTAAAACCTTCACCGAATTCTTTCGTATAATCAATAATATGTCTATTTTCATGATGAAGAAGAACAAATACGTAAGAATATAATGGACTTAAATTAGATGTAAAAAGATTTCTTAATGTAGTTGAAATATTAGCATCATTAATATCAACATTATTTTTATAAATTTCATATAAAACTTCGTCAAGCATATAACCATGAGTTTTAGTAGGATGTGAGAATTTCGATGAATTAATATCAGGGCAACAACTTGAACCAAAGAACCATTTACCATTATGAAAATAAGTTGTAATTAATGTTCCATCAACTGCTAAAAAACATTCATCCGTAGGATTATAATAACTATTAATATAATTTTCAATAGATAATCTTTGAGGAATTGAATGAGCATAATTAATAACTACATTATTTCCAATGGATTTTGAAAAATCAAGAATAATACTTCTACATTCATCATATAATTCCTTAAATTCTTTCACATCATCTCTCTTATAAGAATTATGAAGAAGACACAAATTCTTATCATCCTTGAATTTCTTAATCTTGATATAAGGCCATAAATGCTTTTCTTTAAGAATTGTTAAGAGAATAGATGGATAATCCTTATTATTTGTATTAGGTCTATTATAAACTTCCTGAATAATAGATTGAATATTCATTTTTCCAAAAGAAATAAGTTTTTATATTAATGATGTGATTTATGTTTATATCTTTTTATTTAAAGATATAAAAAATATAATTAAATATGCCTGAAATTGATATTATATTTTTAAAATCTTTAAAAGAAGATTATAAGAATTATTCGTGTTTTATAGAAACTGGTACATCAGTTGGGACAACTATATTTAATGTCGAACCTTTTTTTCAGAAACTTCATACGATAGAAATAAGTGAAATGTATTATGAATATGCAAAAAGTAGATATAGAGGAGATAAAATTAATTTTATTTTAGGAGATAGTAGTAAGGTTTTTAAAGATTTATTACCTACAATTAAAGATAAAACAATTTTTTTCTTAGACGGTCATTATAGTTCTGGTAATACTGGAAGAGGTACTAAAGACGTACCATTAATTGAAGAAATCATTAATATTAATGATTTATATAAAAATGAAGGATTGTTGATAATAGATGATGTGAGATTATTTGGAACTAATGTTACTGAAGATTGGAGTTCAATAAATAAAAATACTATTATAGAAATATTAAAAGATAGAATTGAAGATGTTTATGAATTAGATAGCAATCTTGCAAAAGGTGATAGATTAATAATTAAAATTAAATAATTTTCAATTCTTCTTGATATGAATATTTGTCTTCTACGATAGTATTAATATCTTTTTTGGGAATAAAACTATCTAATATAGATAATCGTTGAAGATTATTAAGTGTAGTTTCTTCTTGATTAATGATTATTTCTTTCTCTTCAAATAAGTTTTTAGATTTTAAATCATTCTTAACTTGTTTAATTAAATCATTTGAAATTTCCTTCGTTTTATTTATAACCGTTAATTCATTTTGGTTCCAATTAGTTGAAATGAATTTCTTATAACTATATATAATAGCTACCGCACAACCATATATAAGACCTATTCTACTTTTCTTATTTTTCTTGGAATAATTATTGGAAAATAACCAGTAATATCCATGAATGAATTCTTCGTGTTGATATAAGATTTCAATAAAACCCCATAAGAAATATATTGGGTCATGTTCATTTGGATTTAATTTCGTTTGAATTACATATTTCTTTCTAATAATATAATCAAAACAATTTTTTAATTTAACTGATATTAATTCAATCGCATTAGCATTTTCACTCGATATATTATCAAGAATTTTAATAATTCTTATAAATGAACTAATGATTTTAATAGATAAGATATAGGCTTCACTATCAGTCGGTGGGATAATCATTTCAAATTTCATAATTCCATTAGAACTCAATTTAAATTCTTCACTAAATACATCTATGATTTTTTCTCTTAATTTTCCAATAGGTAATACACCAGTTTTACTAACTGGATTAGAATTATAAATATTACATAAAATACACATTTTAGTAATTAAGATGAAATAATCAGATATTTTAAGATTATCATTTTCTATTAAATATTTAGTCGAAATAATAATATCATTTAATTTAGCAACTTCTTTAATATTTATAAAAGTTCCTATATATGAACAAACATCAATTAAAGTTTCTTCGAGAATTTCTATTTTAGAATTCTCTATCAGGAAAATAGAAGTAGCATATAAACTTTTTTCAATATTTCCTCTTGTTATGAAATCAAACAATTCTTTATTAATCATCTAAATAAGATATTTCAATTATTCTTTAATATTTTTAACATAAATTTTAAATAAATATCAATTGGATTTTTATTATTTATTAAAAGGATTACAACATAAATATAGATGAGTATAAAACCTAATAATAAATCTATTTCTTCAATTATTGGAACCTTGAATATTAAAATACTTGGAATTAATTTAATAATTACATTAATTATTATATTTTTAAAAATTATTTTTTTAATATAAAATATTTGAATATATATAACACCTATTAATGCTAATATTAAAAATATTAATGGTGAAGCATTAATTATCTTAAAATAATATAATAAAAACCATATTATTAACCAATTTGAAAATAATTCATATGTATATTCCATTTATATTCAACATTATAATTATTATAAATATAATTAAACGAATATTTTAAGATTTTTATTTATATAACTATCATAAATTTCTAAGAATTTAAATCCTTTTTCGACAGTAACTTCACTTACTTGACAAACATCTGAAAATTGTTTTTTAGAAATCCCTAAACCTTTTCTCTTCGAATAATAATATAGGATTGAAGCACAACTCGAAGTCGGCGAATTATCACTCATAATCTCACTTTCATCCAAGAATTTAGCTAATAACTTACAATTCTCTATATCTTCCATTTTCATATCTAAATTTGAACAATATCTACTTATGAAATCTAATGGCGATGATGAAGATACATTGATTTGTAATAATGTTTGAAAACGCGAATTTCCTTTATTTAAAACAATTGGATCTATATCAAACATTTTAGCAATTTCTTTTGAACTTCTTGGAAGATTATTCATCAAACACGCATGATATATACATGATGCGATTAATCCTTGTTTATTATTACCACGACTTATCTTCTTTTCAGACGCCTTTTTATATAAAACCTTAGCATCATCAATAATTTTCTGTGGAATTCCATTACTTAATGAAACACCTGTTAATTTATCAAATACATTCCACAATGTTCTTTCATTATAAGGCATAGCATTCCACATTTGATATTTACGAATTAAACGAATATCATAATTACTTCCATATTTATTACCACCTATAATTGAACCTAATGAAGATTTAGGCAATAATACATTTGTAGGTAATCCACACCTCGATGGATCATCGCTTTTATTATCATTACCATAAAAACGCCATTCAGCAGTATTATCCAATTCTTTTCCTAAAATAGAACTACAATCACTACATATCTGCATACTATCCTCTATAACAATCTTTTTACAACCACAAACACAGACAATCTCTATATCTTTCTTCCCCTCTTCTTCTTCTAATATCATCTCTTTCATATCTGTCATCATATCCCAAATATCATCGTCTGAATTTGACATAAAACAATTTAAAGATAATATTTAATCCTTAAATAAATATTCATTTTTTAATGGAAAAAAAGGATTTATGTAAAAAAATTAAAGAAAATATTTCATTATTAAATCAAAGTGAGTTAGAAGAAATTTTCAAGATGATTTATAAAGTTAATAATAATTATAGTAAGAATATTAATGGAGTTCATGTTAATATTAGTAATTTGGATGAAAATATTCTTATTGAAATAGATAATTATATTAATTTTTGTTTAAAAACACATAATGAAATTAGTAAATATGAGAATATATGTAATTCTTATATTGACGTAATTAATAAGGATAAACAAGAAGAAGTTTTAATAGATAATGCTGAAACTTCATTGAAAAATAAACAAAAGATATCGTCATATATGAAATTTTATTTATTAAAAAAGAAATTCACGAAAAATTTAAATATACCTATGAATAAAATAGATAAATATTTAACACACGAAGAATATTTATTTAATTAATATTTCCAATTTATTTTTATCTTTATTATAGAGATATGATTTATCTTTATAAATTATATTAGCATCTAATAAGAATGATATAAATAAAGCAGTTGATTGGTTCCAACTATCTCTTAAAATAGCACTTACTATTTCACCAGATTTTTTCATTCCAAAAGCTTTTGAGAATTCAGGAGCAGTAATGAAATCAATTAATTTTTGTCTAACCTCATTTTTCATAACATCTGCCGTAAAAGTTTGATTTATAATTAAATTTAAAGGAGTTTGTTTAACATCTTTTTTAGGGGCTTCTTGAATAATTATTGGTTGTTTAATTTCTTCTTGAATAATTATGGGAGTTTGTTTAACAGGAAATTGATTATATTTTTCAAATAGTGGTATATTATCTTCATAAATCCATAATGTTTTATTTTTTTCATATTCATCAGGCAATTTATTAAGAATAATATCCATACGAATTATTATATTATAATAAATCATTTTTTTATATACGAATTATTTAATTGGCTTATATTCGGGCAATAATATTATTCTATTTTTCTTATATAATTCTGTTGCTATTTTATAGCAATAGCTTTCTTTATTATTCTTATTATCTACTAATCCTAATTCCTTGAACATCTTTGAATGATCAGTTTTCTTAAATGATTGACAAACCATACCTGTTTTTTCACCCGTCATAGTCCCTGTGGATAATATTTTAAATACATTAATTTTATTAGCTTTTTCCTTATCCATATATTTAGGTAATATCATTCCAAAAGGAGTTGTTTCATTTTTCATATCATAAGGCTTCTGTATTAATCTCCTATTTTTCTTTAATTGTTCTAATTGTTTTACATTCAAATTCTTATGATTTATTCCATCTTCGTTATATATAAGAGGTTCAAATAATTCATTGAAAATATTTATAAATCCTATATATTTATTTACAACAGGTATTCCATTTATTTCTTTATCTGTTATTAATACACCTTCTTTTATAAAACAACCTTCTATAAAACTATCAATCTTATTTAATTGTTTTTCCTTAAAAATCTTATCAATAATTATTTTAAAAGTTATTTCATCTAATCCCATATAAAGACCAATTATAGCATTATTATAATTCTCATTTTTAATTATTTCCATTTTATCATAAAATTCCTTATTCTCATTAACAACTACCTTCTTATCTTCTTCAACAATTTTCTCCAATGATATCTTTAATGGAACATCTTCTACTACATCTATTATATGTATCCCATCTTTATGAGGTATTAATGTAATATTATCAATTATAATATTTGGATATATACTCATTTTTATAGCATACATTAAAATTTTATCATCAACTAATTTAAAAATTTCTTTTATATCATCCATCGATATAAAACGTTCATTATTATGATTTTTAGATAATACCAAATCCTTTATCTTATCCCTTATATTTAATCCTAAATGTTTGTAAGTTTCTTCTCTAAAACCAACTGAATTCTCCTTTATTTTATCTAAATCATATTTACATTTAGGTTCAATGGATTTATCATCACCTAATTGATATTTGATTTTAACACCTTGCGAAGTAGTTATAGATAATTCTCCTAATTTAAACAAATCTTTATCAAAATAATTAATACTTTTAAATAAACTACAATCAATTGAATTATTTTTAATTATATCATCAATTATCTTCGTTTGATATAATTTTCCAGTAGCTATTCTATATGCGTGAATATCTGCCGTTTCTTTATCATAACCATTTATAGAAGCGTGAAGAAATACTGAAACATTCCTTTCTTCAATTGGTAAATTCTTATGACTACAATTACGAATACCTCTACCTATAATCTGGTCTATTCTATTAAAATGAAACCAAGCATCTATAAGGTGCATTTCACGAATATTATAAAAATTAAGTCCTTCACTTGCTACCTGTGTTATTAATATTACTTTCACTATTGAACCTTCTTTATTATCCGGATGATTAATTTTAGACATTAAGCCATTAATAGTAGTATTTCCCATAATCTCTGGATCGCTCGAAGATAGGATACAATATTTAGGATATTTAATATTTGGATATGTAGTATTATGAGTTATATCAGGTTTTTCTAATATATTATCAGTTCCTTCTCTTGAAAATCCCATATGTTCTAATGTTATCGCTAATGGAATTACGCCAGACCATACAAAACGCGAATAAATGACGATAACCCCATTCGTATTTTTAATAATATCGGCGATTTTTAATAATTTTGATGAATATATTCCTAATTTATCTGGCGACGGACTTAGAGCATTCTTATATTTAGAATTATATTTAACTAATAATTGTTCTTTATCGCCAGTTTTAACGAAAAAATTATTAAAACCTTCACTTCCTATATATTCATCATAAACGATATTCATAGCTTGTAAGGAACCAAAATTATTTTGTTCTAATTCATTTAACTTCTTAGTTTCTAAATATGATATTTGTTTTTGCGATAATTGTGATGTAATTATTCCATCTTCAATATTTGAAATCCATTTTTCATCATTCTTATCAATTGGATTTCCATTCTCCGTATTTGGAATAACTTTATCAAGTATTTGAAATCCACTTAATTTAGGCGATAATTTAAAAGCAAAATTAAATGGATTTTTACCTCTTAAATAAGAGATGTAATTGGATGACATCATTTTTATAAAATTCATTGCTGATTTAGTTATATTATTATTAGCATCAAAAATCTTATCATTATTAAATAATTCTTCTCTTTTATCATTTAATAATAGTAAATAAAAGAGATTATAAATATCCTTAGGTTCATTATACATAGGTGTAGCCGTTAAGAAAATAAGACGATTATTAATACCATCTTTACAAACTTCTAATAATGCCGAATAAACTCGTTTATTTTCATCTTTATCATTTCCGCTACTGCGAATATTATGTGCTTCATCTACTATTATTACCTTATCACTTACAATTTTACCTTTTGAAATATAATTAGTATCTATGAAATTGGCGAAACCTTCATAAGTAAAAAAGGCATAACGAGATTTAATCAACTTCTTTATTTTCTTTTCGGCATTTTTAATATCAATATCTTTTGAAATATTGGCCAATTTAAAATAGGTATCGCCGGTACATTGTTTAGTAATATTAGATAAATCCATTAATTTAATATTTTCGAAAATCTGGTTTCTAAAACCACCTTCAATAGCAGATGGAAGAATTACCCAAATCATAGGTTCATCATTTCCATTATGATTAATCAAGAGACTTTCGGCGATTGTTATAGCAGTACATGTTTTACCGACACCGACTGAATAATATAGGAGAATACTTCTATAAGGAGTTCTATATGATAAATAATGAGACATTAGATATTGGAAGGAAGATTTTTCAAATTTACATAATTCCTTCGATTTCTTTTCAAAATCTTCGATGGTATTTATATCATCATATTTATTAATTTTATGAACTCTTATTTCCTTTAATGATAATAATTTCTTATTAAATTCATCGTCATTTATATCGGGATAATATATATCTTCTAAATCTTCTTTAATAACTACGCGTTTTTCTTTCTTAACTGGTTTATAATTTTTAATAGATGATTTCTTATCTTCAATTATAGGAGATAATGGAATTGGCGAAGCTTCTTTAGGAGGCGTTCCTTTACATATCTTCTCTAATTCTTTGTATAATTCACCATTTTCTTTAATTTTAATATTTGTCATTGGATTTCTTAATTTATTTTTCCGCCATTGTTCGCATTCTTCTTCTGTTGGTTCTCTTTTAAGATGACGAATGGGATTTTTAGTAAGTTTAGTTTTTTCATTCTCTTCCTTGACTTTTTGAAGAGGTTTTAAGAGTTTGCCTTTTTTATCAATTATTCTCAAATCAATACAGGCATTTTTTAACGATTTATAAACTCCTTTACCTTCTTGAATTGTCATATTAGTGAAAGGATTTATTAGAGGATTTTTTAACCATTTGAAACATATATCACGATTAATAAATGTATTTTTATAAGAAATTTCTGTTGGAATTTTAGGAGGCGAATGAGGAGGCGTTTTAACATCTTCACATGCTTTTTTAAGTTTCTTATAAACCTTACCGCTTTTATTAGTTATCTTATAACCAGAGATAGGATTAATCATTTTATTTAATTTCCATCTCTCACATTCTTCTTTCGTGGGTATTTCTCGCATTAATTCTAATAATTAATTTGAAAAGAAAAAATAAATTATAATTTCTCATAATCAAGTATCTTTTTATTGGCGAATTTGAATAATTCAATTCTCTCCGTGTTATAAGACTTGATATGCGAGATAACTTCATTATAATTAAACCAACTAATCGCCCTAATTTCCCTTATTTGTTCTAAACAATTATTATCTATTTCTATGGGAATTTCCGTATTTTTCAATTTAGATATATAATAAAGGTGTTTGTACATAATTCCATTTGTTCCAAAAAACATCTCTTCAAATGGATTAATTTCCTTAATAATCGTTATATCATCTTCTTTAATTCTTGTTTCTTCGTAAAATTCTCTTACAGCACAATCAATATCATTTTCCTTAATTTTCCTTCTACCTTTTGGAAATCCCCATTCTTGTGAAAAGAAAACTCCCTTAATAGATGTTATATAATTTTTAAGAAAGTTATTTTCATTTAATAAAGAAAATTTAAATTTAGAATTCATATATTCTTTATTATTTTTATTTGAATTATTATCAGTTTGAAACCATATATAATTCCAAATATTTTCAAAAGAATTTGTTAAAATCATATCTCTTTCACCAATTGTCATATTTAATAACAATTTCTTAATATATTCAATATTCGTAATTTCATATTTACCTCTAACAAATTCCATAAAAGATAAACTATCCTTTCTCTGTATCATCAAATATTTAACTTCATTCTTTTCAATTTTATAACAAATAATTCCAAAACTTATAATTGGATGAGGACAGTTCTTATATATATGGCCATTAAGACCGCAATTTCTACAATTTTGAGTTTTAAATGGTGTTTTATTTTTCATAATTCATTAAATTATTATCTATTATATGTTCTTAAATATTTTATAATATAGAAGCATAATTACGATTTGTGAATGGTTCTACATGATTATCAGCTTCATGACTTTTTAAATCAGGATGTTCATCGCTTGAATTATCAGATTTATCTCTTAAATGTTCTAAATGATGTTCTTTATTTTCGAAAGGTTGTATTTGAGGTTTAGTTTTTTCCTTTGGTTTTTCTCCATCTGGTGTAGGTGTTAATATCATCGCTGGATCTTTTGGAGGTGATACAGGAGGGGGTATTGCTACATTCTTTGGAGCATAATTTTCCTCATACATTATTCTTTGTTCTTGTTCTTCTTCTTCTTTTTCAGCATTCATAAATTTCTCAATAGCTTCCTTTGAATTTGTATTTATCATCATTTTAGCATAATTATTTGAATTTTCTGGGGTCATTTTATTATGTTGTTCGCTCATATCAACTTTACTAATAGCATTATTATAAGTGAATAAGGAAGATAGAGAGATAATTACTACAAATATACAATAGATAATTACGAAAATAGCAATTATCCATGAATATAACCAGCACCACCAATGGTCATCTTTATTACCACCAGTTACCATACAGGTTATTTGTAATAACATTAGTAAGATTGAAGGAAGAACGGCTAAGATTACGAAAAAGATTAAAAGAAATCGATTTCCAATAGTCATATCAGTTCCAGTTAGGATAATTGATATACATATAGAGATAATGGCTGCGAAAATAGCATATGCTGTAAATTGGGATTGTGTGGAACCGAAGAAAGCTTCTGTAAAACTCATATTAATATTCTAAAAGAAAATAAGAAATAAAAAATTATTTAAAAAATGATTGTTAAATTCTATTAATTCCAATAAAAATGGGTATTCCTTATTATTTCTACAATCTTGTTAAAAAATATAAAAATATAGTTATTGATAAAATTCCTATTGATATTACCATTTATGCGATTGATTTCAATGGTATTATTCATCCGCAAGCGCATAAAGAAACAAATGAAGAGAAGTTATTCGCAAATTTATGGAATAAAATCAATTCTTATAATGAACTTTATAAACCTGAAAAGATGTTAATTTGTGTAGATGGTGTCGCCCCTGTTGCTAAAATCATTCAACAAAGAAAAAGACGTTATTTATCTATTTATAAAAATAAGATAGATAATATTACTTCTAAATGGGATACAAATGCTATATCTGCTGGAACCGTATTTATGAATAATCTTGATGACTTTATTTTTAAAAAGATAAATGATGATAAATTATTTATCTTTGATGGAAGTAAAAATCAGGGCGAAGGAGAACATAAAATATTTAATTATTTGAAATCTCTCGATTTTGACAAATCAAAAGGAATAATTATTAATGGTCTTGACGCAGATTTAATCATCTTATCATTATTATCAAATATAGATAATATCTATCTTATGCGAGAAAATGATGATAATATTTCATATTTGGATATTAATGAACTTAAAAAATCTTTATTAGAAGAATTGAAATTAGTTTGGACGCATCTTGATAACATTCAAATTATTGAGAGTTATTGTGTTATGTGTTCTATATTAGGTAATGATTTCATCCCTAATATAATTTCGTTAAATATGAAAAATAAGGGGCTTATGAAAATTATCGATTTTACTACAAAGGCGATTGTGGAAAATGGGTCATTGATAATTGGCGGGAAAATAAATAAGGAATGTTTAAAAGAAATCTTCTTTCATATATCAAATACCGAAGATACAAGTATATTTGAAGATGTTTCAAATGAAATTCAAAAGAAACCACGGGATTTCACATTAAAAAGTCAAGAATATGGGATTAAGAATAAGGATAATTTATTAAGAGAAATTTATAGTAATAATAAAAAATGGCGATATCTCTATTATAAATCATTATTTGATATTAATATTCAATATGATACATCCATGATTTCAACTGTTGTCGAAAATTATTTAACGGGTATTTATTGGACATATAATTATTATAAAGGATTTGATTTAGATTATGATTGGTATTATACATATAATTATTCGCCGACATCAAAAGATATTTATAATTATTTAAATGTGAATGATATGAAAGAAATTAAAAAAAATGGTAGTTTCTTACATCCCAAAATACAATTATTTCTAATCTTACCAATCCAAAGTAATCATTTATTAGATGATAATTTCAAAATCTTAACCACTGATATTAAAAAAGGGTTCAAACATCTGTTCCCAATTGAATTCAAAATTCAAACATTCTTGAAAAATCATCTTCATGAATGCTTACCAATCTTACCTATTTTAGACATAGGCGAAATTAGAAAAATAAATAATATAAGCGAGGAATTATAACGAACTACATTTTTATAAATAATTAAATTATAAAATAATTAAAAAACATAATCCCTTGATAAAACATCACTTATATATTATAATCTATACTTAATGATGTTCTATAAATTAATATAAAACATATTTAAAGAAATCAAATTATCCTTAAATCTTTTTTTATAAATTTACAAGAATTCTTTTAAATAAATAATCAATCATATTTTCCCATTTATAATTGGTTAATATATGTTGTCTTCCTCTATATCCGTGTTTTTCAACTAAATCTGGACTACTTAGATATTTCCAGAATGCTTCAGCATATTCATGCGGATCAGTTAATTCGGCAACACCGCCAATACCATTCGATTTATTATCCAAATAAATATTTATTTTTGGTTTTATGAGAATTGATATATTCTCATTTAAAAATTCTCTCATTCCTCCTACATATGCCGATACTTGTGCCTTTCCTAATGCTAATCCTTCAAAACCACATAAACCAAATCCTTCACCATCTGCGGAATTAACACCGATATCACAAGCGTTATATAAGATGTTAATATCTCTGTCTGATAATGATTGGGGATTTTGAACCGTAATAATAGTTTTTAAAACATAGTCGAGTGGAACATCGCGAAATTTAACTTCATTCTCAATTACATTTGATAAATTCCAATAACCATCCACCATAGTTCCTATAACTAATTTAATAGGTTTCGAAGTATATTTATTAATCTTACAATCATTTTTAGTTAATTTCTTCGTAATATTCACATGATAATGCCTTTCTACGAATTCAATCCATGCGATAATAGTCGTATCCCATCTCTTCCTCGGTTGATTTCTATTTAAATTAAGAACCATGAAATCACCTTCGTCATATCCATAATAGATACGCGCAATATTCTGGTCAATTGGATAATATAAATTATGGTCAAAACCATGGGGAAATACGTAAATAGGCATCGTCTTTTTTATACCAAGTTTATAAGCAATTTCTTTCCAATATGGTGTGAAGGCAATAATAGCATCATAATAGGTATTAAGAAGTTGAATATATTCATTTTTTTGATATGTATATACCTGATCCATATATGAAACTAATTTGAAATTCTTCTTTTGGTTTCCACATTCATTCATAATAGTAGCAGTTAAACTCGTTGTAATAATAGCATCATTGAATATAATAATGATGTCTTGTGGATTTTGTTTAATATAATTACCGATTTCTTTTTCACCAAAACCAGACCTTTTAGGGTCTTCACTGGCAAAAGCATCATGAATAACTACATTTTTAGGAATATCTCCTCTTAATACGTCTTGACCACCAACATTATTAAAATTCTGAAATCCATAAATAGTCAATTCAATTTCTTTATATTTTCCTAAATATTTGGAAATATAATACATGACACGACTATAACCATTGGATTGAATTGGATGTGTTCCACACCACATTATTCTTTTTTTTTCATTTTTACTTGGATACCACCAATTTTCTTCTGTCATTAATTTTTATTTCATTTTTTCCTTTAAATAAAATTTTTATTTAAGGGAAAAGATTTATTTAAAATTAGATGGAAAAACAAGTAGTTTTATTAGATACAAAAAAGGAATATATAGAACATTTATTAGATATTTTTACAATTCCAATAGCTAAAAGAATTTATAAGATTTTTAATGATACTAATATGAATGTTAAGAAATTTCAAGAAGAATTAGTTTTAATTAAGATTTGGAATAATAATAGAGTAGTTGAAGAATATGAAGAAATTATTAAAAAAACTAAATGTAAATATTTAGATAAAATTTTAAAGAAGATTATTTATTTAGATGTTAAAATTAAAATAGATTTGAATGTAAATTTAGAAAAATTAGTTATTATTAAATCTTATGATTTTATTCACAAATGTTTAATTAATTCTGCCGTATTTTGTTGGAAAAACGTTTATCTATTTTCAACAAAAAATCTAAAACCATCTGAAAAACAATATCATTTAAATTTAATTGAAAAAAATATTAGAAAAATCATTAAAAATACTATTAGAAATATTATTCCTTATGAATATATACTAAATTTATACGAAGAACAACAACAAGAAAAAGCAAAAAAAATTGAAAAACAAGAAGAAACTGAAACTGAAACCGAAACCGAAGAAGATACAGAGGAAGAAGATGATGATACTGAGGAAGATACAGAAGAAGATGATGATGAAACTGAAGAAGATACAGAAGAAGATGACGATGAAACAGAGGAAGATACCGAGGAAGAGGTTAAGGAAGAGGTTAAAGAAGAGGTTAAGGAAGAGGTTAAGGAAGAGGTTAAAGAAGAGGTTAAGGAAGAAGTTAAGGAAGAAGTTAAGGAAGAAGTTAAGGAAGAGGTTAAAGAAGAGGTTAAAGAAGAGGTTAAAGAAGAGGTTAAGGAAGAAGTTAAGGAAGAGGTTAAGGAAGAGGTTAAGGAAGATGATTTAGAAAGTTTGTTAGAAGATGATAATGATTTTATAGATACATCAATATTTAAGAAAAAACAAAAGAAGAAGAAAGTTGTTGATAGTAGTGATGAAGAAAGTGAAACAGATGAAGAAGAATGTGAAATAGAAAATGTCAAGAGAATTAATATATCAGATATTAATAAGAAGAATAGACATTAAACACGATTATTTTTCTTATTATTATAATATACCCCTAATTTAATTAGAATTCTATTAATATTTGTATTAGTAATTTTTGTATTATTTTTATCAAATAAACGAATATTAAATCGTTTTAATTGAGGTTCCACTGGATTTAAATGATATACATTAATATTATCAGTTGTATTATAATCATTCTTGATAGTTATTCTTGAACTTATGGTATTTTCTATAATTATCGAATCGAAATAATAAAGATTATTATTATCTTTTTTAGATATTAGACGATTATAATCATTTATATTTATATATATCGAATCGAGTGGAGAATAAAAATTAGAAGAAGCCGATGGAATATCCGCTAAAATAGTTATTATATTAATTTTATAAACATTTCTTAAAGGTTCATCTAAATTTACATAAAAATCAAAAGTATTCGCGATATTAAAAACAGCATTTGAACTATCAATTGTAATTATCTTATAATCATCTTCCATTTTTTAAACTTATATATTAATAGATATATTTATTATGAGCGTAATTCCAACATTAGATATTAATCAAAATATTGTGGAAATTAAAAATAGAGTTTTTACAAATAAAAATTTATTGAGAAATTTCCTTGAAGGCTATATCATTGATGGGAAATCAATAAATGATTATATCACTTATTATTTATTAAATGTTCTTGAAAATGAAGAACATTCTTATTATACATATTGGATAGATACTGGTTTAACATGGCTATTATGGTATGAAAAGAATATTGGTAGTTTAACAGATGAAGAATATAATAGTATTACAACTGGATATTTAAAATTTCGTTATATTTTTAATGATAATAATTATAAGAATAAAATAAGGCAATTATATAATTTTACAAAAGAATTAAGTGATAAAATTAATTCTAAATTAAGTCAAGATGGATTTGGATTTCATACTGAAATTATTCTTAAAAATATCGATGAAAACCTTCAAATTATCTATGATACTAAAACCTTATTTAAAGAACCTTCTTTTAATATTCGTTTAGTTATTAAGAAGAATGTATCAGGAGGAGCAAGAAAACCACATAGAAGAGGTAGAACAAATCCAAAAGGAACGTTTTCGTATTTAGGAAGGGAAATTGAAAAAATTACATTAGAAGAATTTGTGGTTAATCCTGATAAATTCGTTGAATTGGGAAATGAAATATTTAATAATAAGATTATTTTAGATTTTAATTTAGAATATTATCATTCTACACAAGCAAGAAGATTAGATATAGAAGAATTTAAAAATACTTATTTAATAAAAAAAATAGGTGATAATAGTTATAAAGAAGGACGATTAAAAATACATAATAGACAGAAATTAAATAGATTAAATGAATTGGGAATGATGACATATTGTTTATTAAATCTTTCAACAATTGATGATGAATTTGGTTTAAATGTTGATAAATATAGACAATACTTATTTTTCAAAAATTGTAGAGATAAAATAGGTTTCTTAGAAGAAATATTAGAAAATTATAAAATGTTTGAAAATTTCAAAAGTTATAATGCTTTCTTTATTGAAAGAGTAAATGAAGAAATAAATAAATTTAAAAGTCCAAATTTTGAATTATACAAGGATTTTATAGATAGATGGTTTGTATCTATGTTTAGACCTTGTATAAATTCATTTATTGTAGAAATAAATAGAGAACTTTTAGAAACATTTGGAGTTATTCTATTTATTGCTGGTGGAGATGCTATGCGTCGTTATGAAAATGATATATCTTTCACCAAAGATATTGACACGAAATTATATATAAATAATGTTATCATTAAACCAGCAATGGAAGAAGAAATTCGTGTTAATCGTATAACAGATATTAAAGCATATATTAAAGATAGAGTAGTTGGGATTATTGTCAAACATATAGTTAAATTAAGAAATTATTTAGAACAAAATATTCAAAATATATTTGATAATTTATTACAATATGATTTGAGAAGACAAAATAAAGGGGTTGAAATTTTAACATTCAAATCGGCCGATAATCATATATTCAAAGTAGATATATTATTAGATGAAGCAAATAAAAAGAAATTTCAACAATTTCGAACAAGAGAAAATAAGAAAAGAGGTGATTTTCCAGTTGATTTATATTCTATTGATTATAGAACTTTTATAAGCGAATATGATGAAAATGGAAATTTAATAAGAAATAAAAAATCACATGATATTTCTATTCTTGATGTAGTTCTTCAAGACGTAGATGATTATTATGGTTGGTATGTTAATGATACCGGAGGTATTCCAGTAGCAAGTTTAGACTTTTTATTAGCGGATTTTTATAAAACTTATACTACTGATGACAGAGCATTAGCAAGAATATCATCTGGAAAAGTTTCAAAAGATATTGAAAGATATAATAAAATAAGAGAATTATTTTCAAATAGAAGAGATAGACCTATTTCATATAATCCTGAAAGAATAATAATATCAAATATAGATGATATAAAAGCGGATTTATTAACATTAAGAAGAACATTTAAGAGTGATGTTTTTAATATAATTAATGAATTTATAACAAAAATTAAAGATAATGAAGCAATTGATTTATTAGATGTTAGTTCATTAAATAAAATTCATAAAGATATTAATTATCAACTATTTTTAAATAAATACCCTGAATTAAAGAATGTTATTATGAGATTAGTATTTTTAAAAACAAATTTATATAATGAAGATTTAAATAAATTAAGAGAAGATTATCCTACATTTGTAGAAGATGATGATGAATATAGACAAGGATATTACGAATTATTTTCAAGATTATGTTCAATGAATAATAAAGATGGTTTAGTAAGACATGTTATAATGTTTTCAAATCCTAAAATTAAAGCATCTTTTAATCAATTACAAATTATTACGAAACCAATATCAACAAGAGGGAAACCTAAACCAAAAGCAAGAGCTACAACAAAAAGAACTAAAAAATAGTTATTTAAAGAATTTTATATATTATTTTTATAAGAAATGAATGATATAACTATCGTTTCTGCTTTTTTCACATTAAAACAGAATAAATATAATAGTATGGATATTTATAAATTATGGGGAAGCAATCTTTTACCATTTTTAAATAAAAATTTAGTAATATTCACCGACGAAGAAAATTATGATTTCATTTGTTCATTAAGGGTTAATGAATTGAAGGAAAAGACGAGAATTATTAAGATGAAAATGGAAGATTTTTATATGTATAAATATATTGATTATTTGAGAAAAGATTATGAAAGAGACCATGAGAATAAATATCAAAATGTTGATTTGTATTTAATATGGAACGAAAAATTAAATTTTGTTAAAAAAGCAATTGATTTTAATTTCTTCAATTCTTCTCATTATGCTTGGTGTGATTTTGGTTGTGTTCGTAATAGCAGATATCCTACATTATATCTTAATAATTTCCCAAATCTCACAAAATTAAAAGAAGATAAGATTTATATGTTTAAAGCAGAATGCGAATTTACTGATGAAGATTTCAAAAATCCATATGATGAGAAATATAGATATTATAATGGTGCGATTTGTGGTGCTTTTTTTATTGGAAAAAAAGAATTATTATTAAATTTTCATGATATGTATTATAATACTATTATGACTAATTATATAAATATGGATAAATTTATGGGACAAGACCAGAAATTATATATATCATCATATTTATCTAAACCAGAATTATTCATATTAATTAATGGTGAAAACGATGAATATACAATCCCTTACTCTCAATTGAAGTGGTTTTATTTTCTCAAATATTTATCATAAAAAAATGATTTAAATCAATGATATAACTTATAATTAATTAATGGAGCAACTTAAAGATGACTTCTGTTGGGATATCTTAGACAGCTATTATCTCAAAACAGAAGAAATCAATCCGTTAATCAAACATCAAATAGATAGTTATAATAAATTTATAAATACTACTTTACCACAAATTATCGCAGGTTTTAATCCAATTAAGATTAATACAAATACTAAAAATAATGAGATTGATAGTAATATTCAAAAGATATATATTAATGTTTTACAACCATCTTTAACAAAGCCTACATATCAATTAGGCGATGGAACACAAACAATCATGACGCCTCATATAGCAAGAATGAATAATTTAACATATTCAAGTACTTTATATGTTAAAGTTCATATTATCATTGAAATGATGAATGAAGAAGGTTTTATTAGTAAAATTGATAAATATGTTAATAATATTGCTATTGGTAAAATTCCTATTATGGTGCGTTCTGGTGCTTGTATTTTAAGCCAAATTCCAGCAATTGCCGATAAAAATAATAATGAATGTAGATATGATTTTGGCGGATATTTTATCGTCAATGGAAACGAAAAGGTTTTAATAATGCAGGATAGAATTAATGAAAACGATACGTTGATATTTACTCCTAATAATAATAGCGATGGAATATATGCTGAAATTAGGTCTATGAGTGATGCGAGTTATCTACCGCCAAAGACCACGAGTTTAAATATGACGGGTAAATCCAACCATATGGGAAGAACTATTAAATTAAATACATCTTTTCTAAGAACTGAAATTCCTGTATTTATAATGTTTAGAGCATTAGGAATTATTAGTGATAAGGAAATTTTAGAACATATCGTCTATGATATTACTAATGACGATAATAAGAAGATTGTCGCACAATTAATGGCGTGTTGCGAAGATGCCTGTGATATTCATACACAAGAACAGGCAGAAGAATATATTATTAAGAATATGAATGGAGTTAATAAGAATTCTCCAAATGCTATTAAGATTTTAAAAGAAACTATTATTAATGATTTCTTACCACATACGAGCAAGAATTATAGAAGAAAGGCATTATATCTTGGATATATGCTTAATAAGATGATTAGAATTTATCTTAAATATGATGATTATGATAATCGGGATAGTTATATTAATAAGAGAATTGATACTCCAGGTGTTCTTATGAGTAATTTATTTCGTCAATGCTATGGAAAGATGACGAAGGAAATCAAGGCATTAATTGAAAGAGAGATGAATTTATGGCGTTCTAGTCATTCTTCATTAACAACTGATATTATTAGTGATACGAATATTCATAGATATTTCAAACATTCATTATTAGAAAGTTGGTTAAAATATTCCTTATCTACTGGTAATTGGGGTATTAAGAGTATTGGTAGTTTTCAAAATATTCGTCAAGGTGTATCACAAGTTCTCAATCGTATGTCATATGCTTCGACATTATCACATCTAAGAAGAATTAATACTGCTATGGAAAAAAATGGAAAATTGGTTCAACCAAGAAAATTAGATAATTCACAGATTAATATGATATGTCCAGCAGAAACTCCCGAAGGTGCTTCTGTTGGATTAGTTAAAAACATGGCTTTGAGCACAAATGTTTCTATTGCTATGAATTCTACACATATTAGACAGATATTAATAGAACTTGGAACGAATATTTATGACGATAGTTATAATATCGATAAGGATAAAACGAGTGCTTATTTGAAAGAATTAGGAAATCCATCGAATGTTTTCATTCAAATTAATGGAGATATCATTGGATATCATAATAATCCTGTTGAATTATACAAAACTCTTAAACATTATAAAAGATGTGGTGTTATTTATCCAATGACTTCGGTTGTTTGGAATATTATGAAAAAAGGGATTATTATTAGCACCGAGGCTGGTCGTATGTATAGACCATTATTAATCGTCGATTATAATGAAGAAACTGGAAAGAGTGAATTGAGAATTAAAAGAATTTTGAGAGAAAAAGGGATGAAATGGAAGGAATATATTAGAAATAAGACATTTGATAATTTCATCGTTCCTAATGTTGATGATGAAGAAGGTTTCGTGGAATATCTTGATTGTAATGAAATTAATAATTCGATGATTATTATGGATTGGAAAGATTTAGATAAGAAAATTAGTGGGAATTATATGCCTATTAGATATACAAATTGTGAAATTCATCCAAGTTTGATGAATGGAATTTTAGGAGTTAATATTCCTTTCAGTGATCATAATCAATCTCCTAGAAATTGTTATCAATGTTTGGGA